CCTGCCACGATCTTTGCCAACCTGGACAAGCGAGGCCTGGCTAGGACCATAGGCGAAGCGGCTTTGAAAGATCACCCCGATGCTGCGCGAATCCAATTCGTGCAAGACAATTTTCTTGACATTCTTTCCGAGCTGGATGACGCCGGCACGGTTAAGATCAACTGCGACTGAGGACCAACATGACACCAAAAATGATTATCTCCACCGAGCTCAAAAACATGTTGGACGACGCTGTCCATTCGGAGCTCTACGCATCGAATCTTTACAAGCACATTGCCAACCAGTTGCAACGTATCGGGTACTTTGGCGCAACCAAATTCTTTTTGAAAGAAAGCGCCGACGAGCTGGTGCACTACCAGCTGCACGTTGAGTTTCAAAACGACGTGGGTTGTGTGGCCAAAATCCCAATGATCGAAGCCATGACGGATTCAATCAAGACTTTGAGCGATGCAGTTGAGACTGGCTACGAGACCGAGCTGGAGCTGTACAACGACTACAAGAAGTGGTACGCCCAGGCTGAAAGCGACCCCGTGGTCCAGCAGTTCTTGTTGCAGTTCCTGGAATTCCAACGCACCAGTGTCGGCGAGTACGGCGATCTGTTGGCCCGCATCCAGGTTGTCGATCAAGACAAAGCTGGCATGCTCCTGATCGATCAAGAGCTGGGAGGCTAAGCTCATGGCTGACTGCACATACCGGTTCACCGGCGCAGACGGCAAAGAGCGAGTCATCGAAGGCAAAGCCGCGTTCAAAACGTACCTGCTTAACGATGGCCTGCAATACTTGCTGCCGTCCTTTGCTGACCGCATGCCTGGCGTTGCCGCGCCTGCGTTCAGCGCCAAGCAGGGCGAAGACCTGAACACCCGGCTTCAACAGAAAATCTTTTCCGACTTCGATGCAGCTGTGCGCGAGTACAGCGCGCTGCCTGCTACCAAGAACGGCAAGCTGCTTGACACCGATCAGGCCCGCGAGCTGTCCGCAGAATACCGCGCCGATCGAAGCCTGGCACCCAAGGTGCACGAAGCTGCCAGCGCGTTCACGCAGCGTGCGTTTGAAGAACGTATGGCCAACGCACCAGACGGGGCCTTGGTGGTCTTTATGGCGGGCGGTGGTGGGGCAGGTAAGTCCAGCGCCGAGAGCTTGCTCAGCGACGCTATGGAGCGCGCCAACACAATCTTGGATGGCACGATGTCGAGCTACGACAAGGCCGCCAAGAATGTAAAACTTGCACTCGACAACAACCAATATGTTACTATTGCTTACGTATACAGAGACCCTCTTGATGCGTTAGAAAACCGAAAAGGCGGGGTGCTTGAACGTGCCATGTCGCGCGGTCGGCCCGTGACTTTGCGGGCTCTTGTCAAAGGACATGCTGGGTCCAGCGAAACAGTTCGCCAACTCCAGCAAGAGTTTGGCAGTGACCCTCGGTTTGCAATTGAGGTTATCGACAACTCACGCGGGCAGGGCAATGCCGCGTTCTCCACTCTTGATGCCGTTCCGGTTGTCAAGCGTGAAGGTTTATTGGAGAAATTTAAAGATGCAACAGACCAAGCATTCAAAGAAGGCCGAATCAGCAAGACCATCTACGACGCGACCACGTCCTCCTATGACGCCGGCCAAGCAGATGGAGGCAAGGGCAAACCAGCTGGCGTTCAGCCGGGAGCTGAAGGCGAAGTTCAAGGACGGGGCCAGCCTGGCGAACCAGGATACGCCGTAAGCCGGGCAGGGCAAAAGAACCCTGCTGCCAGCCGCGTCGGCAACGTCAGCTCCGACCGGTTCAAACGCACCGAGCAACTCCAGCAAGCAGTCACCGATCTGCAAGACGGCAAGATCACGCTGGACGATTACAACCGCATGGTTGACGATTTGCGCCCGGTCTACCCCTACGAAAAAGTTCCAGCCATCACAACCAAAGCCGAGGCGACCTACGCCCTGGCCAATGGCCGTGGTCAAAGCGCAGAGAAGGCGGCCAAGTATGGCCTGCCCTCAGACACCCTGGCCAGCGGCGACTTTGCCCAGCTGCGCCTGGACATCCCGTCGTACCAAGAACACGACGCCTGGGTGGTCAGCGTGCACACGCCCAAGTCCACCAACCGCGAAGTGCAGGCAGCCTATGACGCCGGCCCCGTGGTCGGCTATGAGTCGGTTGCTGCAATGACTGACGTGACCTTTGGCATGAACCAAAGAGCAGCAACCAAGATCGCACAAGGCACATCCAAGGGCACGATCGCCACCATGTTTGGCAAGTGGAAACCCATCAGCGATGCGGCCGCCAAGGTGCGTTCTGACGCTGCGCTCAATGATCCAGCCTGGACCCAGGTCGGCATGGACCCATTCCGCCACAGTTACTTCTACGACCGCGACAGCATGCGCCCTGTGCTCAAGGCTGACGAGGTAATCCAGATCGGCCCCCTGGTCCTGGCCAAGAACGTAGAGTTCGGCACAGACAAAGACATCACCGGCGCGCCGATTGCATTCAGCCAGCGCCAGCCAGTCGGCAAAGAAACCGAAGGCTGGGTTCTCAGCCGCGATGAGCTGGGCCGCTTCCGCTTTGGCGCAGGCGCAAAGGCTTACCGTTACGCAGCGGATGTGGCCAACACCGTGTTGGCCAAGGTCAACCTGGCACCAGTCTCGCCCGAGCTGTCTCGCGCCCTGCGCAAGATGAAGACGGAAATCGAGAAGGCACAAAACCTCACGGTCGATGTGGCCAAGAACCTCAAAGACTTGCCGCAGCAAGAGCGCGAGATGATCAGCGACATCATCGAAGGCGAACTCAAGCGTGGCAGCAAACCACCCCAGCGCGTGCTGGAGCTGGCCGCTTCGATGCAGTCCATCATGTCGGAGCAATCCGCTGAGCTGGTCAAGCTGGGCATGCTGTCACCCGAGGCCGCCGGCCGCTGGGATGGCAAGTACCTGCCGCGCTTCTACGAACAAAAGCTGGGCGACGAAACCAAAGCCTGGATGAAAGCCGTCAAGGGTTTGCTTGGCCGCAAGAAAACCATGCAAGGCATCACCGGCAACAGCCTCAAAGCACGCGGCTTATTCCAGAACGTGCCGGTCGAGGACATTGCCGAATGGGAAGCCGAGGGCTGGGAGAAACGCGACGACGCGTTTGATCCAGCAGTCGACACCGAGATGACGATGTGGCGCGACTACACCCGCGACGAACGCGACGACATGGGCGAGATTCGTGATGCCATGTTCCGCTTTGTCATGGGCTACAACAAAAGCCAGCGCGACATTTCGCTTGGCCGTTTGTATGAGAACCTGGCCGCCACCTACGGCAGCCGCACAGAGCAGCCGGACTATGTCAAGGTGCCCGACACCAAGATCGAGGACACCATGGTCCCGCGCTACGGCAAACTGGCCGGCAAGTTTGTGCCCAAAGAAGTGCTCGATCAATTGAGCGCGTTCGACAGCTCGATGCAGAACGACCTCACCAAGATGTACCTCAAGGGTCTGTCGATGTGGAAAGAGGGCAAGACCGTTCTCAACCCAGTGGCTCACGCCAACAACGTGTTGTCCAACTTGACGATGGCCCACTTTGCCGGCGTGTCGTATTGGGATGCACACAAGTACATCGGCACAATCAAGGACCTGGTCAAGGGCGACGACATGGTCGACGAAGCCAAAGAGGCTGGCTTGTTTGGCGGCACGTTCAATCGCTCTGAGCTGATCAGCGCAATGCCTGAAGAGCTGCGCGCCATGGCTCAGATGACCGAGTCACCTATTGGCAAGAACGTGGACCGCGTGTGGAACGCGATGTCGTTGTTCCTGCGCAAACCAATGGGCGTGGCCTACGACGCAGAAGATCAGTTCTTCCGCTACCTCATTTACCGCGACGCGCGCGGACGTGGCCTGAGCGTGGACGATTCAGTTGACTACGCACAGAAGTACATCTTCACCTACGACGATCTGCCCAAGACTGCGCGTGTCATTCGTGACATGCCAGTGGGTCTGCCGTTCTTCAGCTACACCTTCAAAGCGATCCCGGCCCTGGCCAACACGGCGCTTGAGCATCCTGAGCGTTACGCTGCACCAGCCGTGGCGCTGTACGTGGCCAACGCAGCGATGTACGCCATGGCCGCAAGCCTGGGCGGCGGTGACGACGAAGACTGGTGGACCGTGATCCGTCGCTACATGACCGATCCAGAATTCCGTCAGCGCGCCAAAGACATGGAGCAGCAAGAGCGCAAGTTCCTGCCTGACTGGATGCGCGGCGCAAGCCTGTCGCTGGGTACGCAGAAAGCGATTCGCTTGGGCACGGATGACCTGACCAACCTGCCGGTGTTCTTGGATGTGAGCCGTCTTTTCCCAGGCGGTGATTTGTTTGACGCACACAACAACGCCGGCGGCGTCCCGTTGCTGGCACCGCTTACGCCGAACAACCCAATCCTCACCACAGCTGCTGCAATGCTGTTTAACAAAGACACGTTCCGCAACAAAGAGATCGTGACCAAGACGGACACCTCGGCCGAGGCTGCACAAAAGCGTTTGGCGTGGATGTGGAAACAGGTCAGCCCAGCAATCGCCATTGGCAACACCCACTTTGAGCGCGCCATGAACGTGATCGCCAACGCTACTGGCCAGCCGGTCAACGTGGGCCTGGCAGAGTACACGGGCATTGGGCCAGACGGCTTGCCGATTCAACCCAAGTACGCAGCGATGCAGACCGTGGGTATCAAGGCTCGCCCGATTGACCTGGACACCTCAGAGAAAATCCAGCGTGGCCAGACCAAGCAGATGATCAACGCGCTTGACGTTGAGATCAAAAAGCTCACACGTCTGGAGGCAAAGGGCGCAATCACCAGCGACGCGGCCGAACGCGAAAAAGAAAAGCTGCGCGAGAAACGCAGCTTCTTACGCCAGGGCCTCACGGTCGAAGGCGAAGAGAAGGATTAAACCTTCATGTTGCGGAAAAACACGGCAAAGGAATCTGCCGTGTCTTCTCCGCCAAACATCCCGGCAACTTGATTTGCCGCCGAGTCAAGCGCAGCATTCCACCCCTGGTTAAATTCCCGCTGGGGTGGAATCATGTTCTGCCGCAACGCAGCCGCAAGGTCCATCATGGCCCCACGGAAATCATCATCAGTCTCAACTTCACGACCGCGCCAAAACAAATGACCTTCGGGTCCGATGCGGATCACCTCGGTGTTTGCATCTTTGCGAACCGTCAAGATGTCGGTGGGCACATTCTTGATGAACATGTTGCCCCTGGCTTCGATCTCTTTCCAGGCTTCCTCTTCAGGGTCTTGAATCATTCGTTGCTCCTCAATCTGTTGTTTACGCCATGCCGATTTTTTCTTCGGCCCCTCTTTCTTTTCTGGGTATCGCCACTCAAGGCACACAACCCTTCGGTTGTACACGTCACCCGTCCAAGTCCATCGAACGCATTGCGGCTGGCCATTGAGCGCAGCGACAAGCAACGCCGCTTTAGTCATTCACTTCGGTCGTCATACGTGACTGTGCTGGTGTCGCCCAGTCGCCACTTGGCTTTGTTCTCCACCGTCCATTTCACCGTGGCCACTTTGAAGTCTGGGAACTTCATGGTTTGCGGCGTAAAGGCCGGGTCGTAGAAGCGGCAACGGTTGTTGGGCTGCAATGCAAACTGGCCGCTGTCCAGCTTCAGCACGTTGTAGCTCTTGTGCTCGTCCACGGTTTCGGCAAAGCCAAAGTCAGGGATGCGTGGGTCGGGATTGCAACCGTCCAGCGTGAACATGTATTCGCCCTTGTGCAGTTGCTTGTCTTTGCCAAAAAACTCAGCGCGCAAACCTGAAATTAAAGGCTTCTCAACAACCGTTACGTAGTAGCTTAGCGCGTCCCAAATTTGCAGCATATCCAACGGCAAGTCCTCGCCGTCAAGGGGCTTCCACAAAAACGCGCTGATCGGCAGCTTGTCGTACAGCGCGCCGTACTCAGGCAGGTACGTCTCAAAGCGGAAGGCTTCACCGCGATGCGATTTAACGCTGCACCAAATGCCCTCGACCAGGGTGCCTTGGCCCTTCTCAAAGTCGTAGAGATATTCGGCACGGACAAACACTTTGATTGGTGGGAGTGGGCAAACAAAATTCATGGCTTCTCTTTCTTTTCAATAACACGTTCTACTTTTTCAAGCGTAATAAACCGGTGCTCGTTTGCGCATTCATAGCGCCTATAAGCCACGTTGTTTGGTCGGGCCCTGGTCTCTTTGACCATCACCCATGTATTGCATACCGGACATTTCATGTTGAACAACTCTTTACCGTCATCAGGATCACCATCACCGCAATGAACAAGCCATAAAGCACCGCAATGAAATCACCCGGATGCTCTGGCTGGCACACGCACGTCAAGCCACTGGCGTCATAGCCGATGCCATGGCACCACTGGCATTCTTTCTTTTGTCGAACAGGGCAGTCCCGCCCCTGATTGCAATTGCCATACGCGTCGCAACAGTTCATGGTTCTTTCTCCAGGCTAAGCAAGAACAACACGCAGCAACCCAAATGCGCCAGGTGGGGCATCCCGCTTTCCTTGTCATTCTGCTCGCCTTGGCTGTAAGCCACAAGGTGCCTGAACGCAGCCTTGACATAGCGATCAGCCTCGACGTTCTTCCAGTTGTCGCGGGCGTACTTGGCCGCGCCAAACTCCAGCACCTTCACAATCTCTTCGACCGAATCCCATGGCAGCAACGTGAAGTCACGCTTCATGTGGTCGTGCTTGATGCCTTGCGTTTGCGGGGTAGTGGTGTACCAGGCTTTGCCCAGCTCAACCCTCAAAGGTCCAATCCCGTCGCAGCTTGCGTCTTTATTTTTGTCCATCAGTCAAGCTCCTTCATGTAGTATTCAGTTTCAAAGCCGTCGCCGCGCAGCGGCAGATCGGGTGCCCAGCCAATGCTGCGGCCCATGATCTCTTCGACTTGTTGCAATGTGCCCTGGCCATACGGCACTTCGGTCACGTCCTCGTCGTGCACTGTAAACAGCTGCTCGATACCCTCTTCGTCCAGCGCCAGCATCGCCTCGGCCAGACAGTCACGGGCAATCGCCTGCGTGATGTTCTCCACCAGCTTGCCGCCATACGTGGACAGCCTGGTCCACTGCTTGGTCTTCTGGTCCAAACCTTCATAGGTCAGGGACCCCATGCGCGCCAGCACGTAGCGCCCGCCTGCATTGGTCTCGCGGTACAGGTCCTCGGCTTCGATACGTGGTTTTACGTAGAAGAGCTTGCGGCCCGACGGCAGCTGGATCGTGAGGAACCCAGACTCCCAGCTGAAGCGCAGCTCAGTGCGGCCGCCTGCGATCGACAGCACTTCACTTGTGCGCCGGTTCACCGCCTGCTTGGCCTTCTCCTCCACGGCGTACCACAGGCGAACGATCTCGGGGTTGGCTTCGCGCCACGCCACCTTGATGGGGTCCAGCTCATCCTCAGTCAGGCCCATGGCCAAAGCGCCCATGGTCTTGAGTGCACCGGCTCCGCCCTGGTAACCCAAAGCAAGCTCGGCGATCTTGCCCTTTTGCCTGAGCGGATAGTTGGAACCTTTGATCTTCTTACCGTTGACCATGGTTTGAATGGATTCGATTGGAACCTTAAACATGGTCGAGGCCGATGCTTCATAGATCATGCCGTGGGTCTTGAACACATCAAGCCGCCACACGCACCATGCCATCCAAGCGATCACACGGGCCTCAATGGCGCTGAAATCGACAGGGATGAACCTAGCCCCTGGCCTGGCGATAAACGCCGTTCTGATGAGCTGTGAGAGCGTGTCAGGCACATTGCCAAACATGAGCTCCAGGGTTTCGTAGTCGCCGGACTTCAACAGGTCGCGCGCCAGGGCGATGTCCTTGAGTTTGTTTTGCGGCAGGTTCTGCACCTGCACGATCCGGCCAGCCCACCTGCCGGTGCGGTTGGCACCGTAGAACTGGGTCAGGCCACGCACGCAATCGTCGGCGCACATCGCCCTGGCCATCGCGTGGTACTTGGTCACCGAGGTCTTGGCCAGCTCTTGGCGCAGCTCCAGCACGCGTTTAACCACGTCGCTGTCGGTATTGGCCAGCAAGGTGGGCACAGTCTTCTTGGTCAGGTCCACGATGCTGGCGTCGTCCTCCTCTTCCTGCAACCAGGCAAGCAGCTGATTGCGGGAGTTGGGGTTCTCCAAACCGGTGAGCCGCACGGCTTCGGCCAATGTGCGCTGGCGCACAATCCCGTCGCACTCGATGGCTGCATCAACCAGCTTGCGGTCCAGCTTCACGCCCTTGGTCATCATGCGGTGGTCAAGGTGCCACAGCTTCCATTCGTTTGCAGGCACTGGGAACTTGGCCAGCTTCTCGGCAATGGCGTGTTCGCTCTCAACGTCGCCGGCGCAGTAGTCTTTGAAGAGCTGCCATTTGGCCGGGTCATGCCGGGCGTAGTTGCGTGTGCGCCCGCCGTTGACTTTGGTCGGTTTGCAGGGCAGGCAGAAGTAGCGAATGAGCGACCAGCCGATCGACATCTTTTGCTTCTCAGGTGGCAGGCCCACGACGCGGCCCACGTCGGCGAGGTTGCCGGGCATGCCAAGGTACAGGGCGTGCACGCTGGTGCAGCGCCACTGCTTTACGTCAAGCGCGCGGCCAAAGTGTTTGTTCAAACAGGCCAGCTCGAAGGCTGCGTTGTAGGCGGTCTTCTGAATTGTCGGGTCGTCAATGGCTGTCAGAATGTGCGCCGGGATTTCCTCGCCAGCCATCAGGTCCACGACGTGGGCCTGGCCGCTGCCGTACTTGAAGCCAAACAACATCACCTGGAAGTTGTCGCTCTCGACGTACTTGTGCACGCCGCATTTTTTCAAGTCGACATCGCTGTATGTTTCAAGGTCAATGCGAAGGGTGATCACTCTGCATCCTTCAGCTCGATGGTCGCGGTCCGACCGCCATGCGCAAATACGATTTTGTCTCCGTCTGCGTAAACGTCGACCAAATGTTTATTCGACCAGGCTACGCCAAGATAATCAAGGGCGTCTTTAAAACCTAAATAAAATTCGTTTGCGTCAGTCATTTGAAATCCTCCTGGGGTGTTGGTCGTGGGCACGTATGTGGGTAGCCCTCGCTGTCCATGAGGAACCAACGTCTGCTGTCAGTACCCCATTCAAGTTTCTTGGTGCCGCATCGCTGGCAAGTAATTGGCTTGCCCTTGGAATACGGTTCGTCGTAGTCGAGAAGATCGGGGTCATACCAGCTGTGGTCGTCGGCCATCTCACCCATGTTGCTGCTCCTTCATGCGTGCAACCTTCACGCGGATGTGGCCCTCGCCCATGTGGTACATCAGGCGCTGGACAAAGTCTGACCGCATGCCCGTGGTGTCAATCTCAATAGTGGCCTCGCGGTACAGCACGATGCCGTCGGTGATCACCTTGGGGTTTTCGTAGGTGACCATGTGCTCATGCACACTGAATGTCGGTAGGTCAGTCATGCTGTTCCAATTGTTCAAGTAGCTTCAGGATCAGCGCCTCGTACCGGCGGATCAGCATCCAAAGCTCTTCGGGTGTGTAGTCGTTTTCCATTTTGGTGAGGCGATGGCCGTACAGCATGCCGGTAAAAACCGAACTGGGCAGAGGCTTTCGCAGTGCCCGCCTGGTGATCGCCTCACCAAAAGGTCCCCGTCTTTCCGGGGTGTCATTGCAGCGGCGCTCATAACACCGCCCTTGCAAACTTACTCCGCCTTGGGCTGAACGTCGCTCACTTCAGCATCCATCTGGCGTTGCGCTGCTTCGGCATCGGCTTGCAGGCGGGCAATCTCTTGCTTGTATTGGGCAAAGACTTGCTCGACCAGCTCATGCACTTGCTCATGTGGGAGCTTGCGCAATGCGCCGATCATCAGCTCAGCGCCGGGGGGTGTGAATTTAATGTTCACGATAGGTTGGACTTGTTGAGTCATGGTTTTCTCCAGGGGTTAAGAAAGGAAGTCGTCTTCGACGGCAGTGAAGTCGTCTTCGGCGCGAGCACGGCCGGACAACGCATCACCGTCGGCCAGCTTTTGCACGTTGTTCAAACCGGCAGCAATACCTTTGTTGCCGTCGACGTTGAATGGATACAAGTTGATCGACACGCGGGCATAGCAGCCGCTGTACACCTCGGACTTATCCATGATGGGGTTCAATTGCGCATCTACAACCCCTGGCTTTTGGCCGCTGTTGCAGTTGACGAAGTAGCAACCCTTGTACTCGGGGTTCTTTTCCACGTCGCGGTCGGTGTCGCCGTCACGCAATGGGGTCTTGAAACTCGCGAGGAACTTGGACCCCCACACCTGGGCGCTCTTGGCATCAGTCTTGACGCTCTCGATCGCAGCTTTGATCTTGTCGATCGTGGCCTTGTCAGACTTGGGGATCAAGATCGCTGTGCTGTACTTGCCTTTGTCGTTGGTCTCGAAGACGCTGACGTAGGACAAACGCACTTTGCCGGTGATCACTTTGGTTGAAGCGTTGGTGGTAGTAGCCATTTTCAGTTTTCCTTGTTTACTGATTTACGAAAAGTCTTCCGATGCGGATGCAGCAGAAGGCAGGGCCGGGCGTTTATCGCTCTCCGGTACGAGCGTGGGTTTACCTTCGGGCTTGACGATCAGATCGCCCAGCACTTCGGTGAACACCTTCTTGCCGATCGCCTTCTCCATGGCAGTGATGCCAAGAAGACTGCGCTCGAACATGACTTCTTCAGGGATGCCTGATGCACGCAGCTTTGAAGCCACTGCATCTTGATCGCTGTACTTGCGGTTGCTTCGACCCTCGACCAGCTTGAAGCCTGGCACGACGTTGCCGTGCTTGGTTGCTTGCTCAAGGGCGTATGCCTTCAGGTCGTTGAACCAATCGATCACCATGTCAGCTTTGGGCAGCAGCTGCGCAATGCGATCAACCGACAACGACTGCGGCAGTGGTGGCTGCGCGTCTTCGATGGGGCCGAACTCAGCCTGGGCCACGGCCAACGACTGGTCGGACCTGGCCTTGCATGTGTAGCGCGCTTTGCAAAAGCAGCTGGTGCAGTGGTCGCCGGCAACGAATTCGCCTTCGCCTGCCCATGCCAGCTTGGCCTTGGGCACCACCTCGGTGTCGGCCCACTTAAGCAAAGCCTCGACCGTCATGGTCTCGTTGCTCCAGTTGTCCAGACGTGGCTGCAACACGGTCATCGACACGGCTTCGAGGTCATACAGGTGGGCCAACTCGTTGTATGCACCGAGGCCATACAAGCGCATCTGGCTGTTGTCCACGGCGTTGACGTAGATGCCTTTGCCATACTTCAGGTCCAGCACTTCGACAAGCCCGTCGGTGATGATCACCAGGTCACCGGTGCCAAAGCCTTCGGGTACCCAGCGGCTGAAGTCAAGGCGCTGCTCGACCAGAATGATCGGGTCCTTGCAGCGTGCGCGGGCCTCTTCAATTCGCGTGATGGCGTAGCTGTAAGCAGCGTAGACGTACTCGCGCAACTCTTGCGTGTAGAACTTGTTGGTCTTGAACTTGTCTTGTTCAGCCCGGAAAGTTTTGCCGGTGATTGCACCCAGGTACATGCGCATGTCCAGCTCAAAGACTGTGTGGGCAAACGTGCCTTCGCTTGCAAACACACTGCCCTCGTCGGCGTAGCCGTCTTCAAGCTGCGCGCTGGGCGTGCAGGTCATCCACTTCTCACTGCCCGAGGCGGACAGTTTTGCATGTGCTCTTGTCATGCGTTCCTCGCTTTCATCATGTCGTCGGCCACCTTGTATGCGCGTGCTGCCGTTTCCGGGAAATCGCTTTCGTGAATGCCTTGGGTCATGTCACCCTGCATGGCCAGGCCAGCAAACAGGTCGCGCAAATGGGCAGTGTCTTCGGCCCTGGCCAGGTGCTGTCTGATCCAGTGATCAGCGTCGTCGATGGCCATGTCGCCATTGGCGAGCTTGACCAGAATCTCTTCGATCGTCGGGATCATACGGGTGCCTCTTCAAAGTCTTCTAACTCGATTGGTTGCTTGCGCTGGCGCTTGCCCCAGTTGGGCGGCAGCAGCTGCTTGCCGTTGTCGTCGTACTGGGGGAACGGCCAGTTGGGGTCGTACTGTTTCATACCGGCACGCCCTGGATGCCGTCGTCAGGCAGGATGATCTTGGGCGCTTTGATCGCAGGCTCCTCAACGTCGGGGGCTTTCTGCATGGCAGCAAACCAAGCGATGGCAGCCTTGCAAATTGCTTCGCTGTTGGCTGCGATGTAGCTGCCCACAATCAGTGACGGCGTGGGTGGCAAGTCGATCGCATCGGGTGGGTCCATGTGCCCTTCCATCTCGACGATTTCTTCGCCGGCTTCGTTGCGGTTGTCTTTGATGATGACGGTTACGATGGTCATTTAAATCTCCAATTCTGATGTGATCTGGCGAATGCTGAAGTGCAGTCGTTCGAGGCGCATGATCTGCTCATTAAGCGATCCAACCAGGGGGCTATAGCTGCGCTCAGGGCGCGGGTCTTTGGCGTTGACAGCGGGGCAGGGCTGGCGCATGACATGCGTGCGCTGGTCCAGCTCGTTGATTGCGTCGTCGATCGCGCTGATCACTCCCATCAAGCGGTTCATGGTCTCAGCCATAGGCACTTCGCGCGCCGTGCTACCTGAAAGTGCGCCCATGATTGGGCCGGGACGAAGCTGTTGTTCGTGTGCATAGGCTTCGCGCTTGGCCATCTCTTCGCCCATGATGCGCGGGTCCGTTGCGTAGTTGCGCTCGTACATCACAGCTCCTTTGCGGCGGCCAGAACTTCGGCGTACTTGTCGGCCGGGATTTCAGTCAGCTTGGCTGCTTTGAATTGGGCGATCAAGCTCTTGACCTCAGCAGCTTTGCCGCCTTGGCTCAGGTTGGCCAGGACCAAGCGAACTTCTTCCAGGGTGACCTGGCTTGCGGGTTCATCCGTAGAAGATTTTGTGGGAGCAGTCGGCGCAGAGGTCTCTGGAATAGAAGAGTCCTTCTCGGGCTTCGCAGTATTCGCATCGGTAGAGGGCTTCTTCGCCCGTGCTAATTTTGGGGCTTCCGCGACGGGCTCCTTTACCTCAGCGACAGTCTCGCCAACGGCCACGGTGCCCAGGTACTTGCCAATCGCTTCGGCCACAACAGCGGCTTGCGCAGGGGTCTCAGGGGTGAATGTAATTTGAATCATTGCCATCTCTCTTTCTTGGGTTACAGGGTTACGGGTTCGGTGGACAGTGGGCCAAACAATCCGGCCACATAGTCTTCAGTTGTTTCGCCTGACGCGCCGGTCAAGCCATTCATTGCGTAGTATTTCTCGATGTACTCTTTGGTCGTGCTAAAAGTACCGAGCTTTGGAAAGGCGCGAATCTCTGGTGCTGCCATCTCTTCGCGGCGTTTGCGCATGTAGGCTGCAATGCGGGGGTCTTTGCGTTCTCTCATTTGGACCTCCGGCGATCGGCCAACACGGTGACAAAAGTTTCTTTCGGCTCGATGTATTTGGGCGGCTGGTTGGTGTAGATGGGACGCCAATCGGTCAGGCGCATCCAGGTTGCCTGGACATCTGAACCGCTGGTCCACTTGAATTCGGGACTGTCGGCGGGCACTGAGGGTACTGCCCGGCTTTGATAGGGTACATGCTTCATAGCTGAATTCCTTGTTTACTGTTTTGGTGAGACCGATGTTAGCACAGCTTACGATGGGTCCGTCAAATTTATTTTGTTGCAGCGATACCACAGCTTACGCCCATCGAAATCTGTGCTATCCTGCGCGACATGACTTTACCCGAAATTATTCAACGCCTTGGGGGCCCCGCAGCAATCGGCCGCCACCTGGACATTCGTGGCCAAGCGATAAGCCATTGGCTGCGCAAGGACCAAGTGCCCATCGATCGGGTGCCTTCGTTGCTGCGCTTGGCCAAGCAGAAACGCTTGCGTTTGCGTGCTGACGATCTGCGCCCAGACATCGACTGGGCAGCGGTGAAATGAATGAGCTTGAAGTGATCTTATCCATGGATGCAATGCGCGCAATTCTCGAAGGGCAACAGATCGTTTTCGACTGTGAGCCAGAGGGCCTGCGCGTGATCATCGTGTGTGATCCATTGGCCATGCGCACATTCAAAGAACACGTCACGCGTGCACTGCTTGTGCACTTGCCTGGCCCCACAACTATCAACTGAAAGGACGACCATGAAATATCCATCGGCTACGAAAAAAGGACCCGGCCGCTATCACAAGACCGGCCACAAAAAGGGCGCAGCATTTGGCAAGCGCAAAGGCTATCGACCACTGTGATTGACTGACACCCCGGAAAGACGGGGAAATAAATTCACCGAACCGGCCGGATGCCGGTGGACTATGAAGGAGACAGCATGTCAACAAGACAGGCTTATTTTGATGACCTCCTCAACGACTGTTTGAACTCGGTCGAAGAGGCAGGTATTCCAGAAGAACAAAAGGGCGTGGTCGTGGCCGCGCTCATTCAATCTGACAGCTACAACGGACTGCGCAAAGCCTTGCTGCAAGCGCAACTCATGCGGTCACAGCCTCAGTTCGTGATGGGTGGTGACCGATGAGCCGCCCCTCAGTTTTACCCGTACAACTTAACGGCATACCCCAAGAGCTCAAAGACATTCCCAGGTGGGTGATGTGGAAGCTGGTGCAACGCAGCAAGCCCAACGGCGAGAAGGTTTGGACCAAGATGCCCATGACCGTTGACAACACAGCGGCCAGCTCGACAAACGCAGCAACCTGGGCCAGCTACGACGACGTGTGCGACGCGCTGATCATGGGTGAGGGCTTCGACGGTATCGGTCTGGTGCTTGGCGCTGACGTGCAAGGCATCGATCTGGACGACTGCCGCAGTGCCGACGGTAGCTTGACGGCCTTGGCCACCGAAGTGCTGGAGCGTGTCGACGGCTACGCCGAGGTGTCACCCTCCGGCACCGGTATCAAAATCTTTGCTCGCACAAACCTTGACGGATCACGCACGAAAAAAGAAGTGGGCGTCGAGCTGTACCGTGACGGCCGATACTTCACAGTCACTGGCCACCAACTAAACGGTCACGGCAAACTGTCCGACGACACCCAGGACCTGGGCTGGTTCGTTGAGAAAGTTTGGGGCGAAAACCTTTCACAGGAAAGCCTCACCGGCGACGCAGCTGAGATGGCGCTGGCCAACTACAAGCCGCAGCTGGAAGACTGGGACCTGGACCGCGTGATCCAAGAAGTGCTGCCACACCTGGACCCCGACAGCGGGTATGAGGACTGGCTCAAGGTTGGCGCTGCGCTGCATCACCAGGGTGCCGGCGACCCCGAGTGGCTGGATGCCTGGGACAACTGGTCCTCAGTATCTGGCAAGTGGGTTGAAGGCTACTGCGCAGACAAGTGGGGGAGCTTCAGCGAACAGCGCGGTGTTGGCCACGGGTCATTGACCTTGGCGTCGCTGCTCAAGAAGACCAAGGACAAACGCGAGGCGGCCAAGCGTTCAGAGCGTGACCAGCTCATGGTCGATCTGCTGGCCAGGGTTGACGCGGTGACCGATGCGCGTGACCTGCAAGAAAAGATTGCGGCAGCGATCGCACACAACGGTGACTTCAGCGACGTGGAGCGCGCGCAGTTTGCGCAGGCCATTCAGCTCAGGGCCAAAGCCCTGGGCACCAAGCTGGAGATCGCCACGGTGCGTGGATGGCTGCGCCCCCGAGTGCGCGCCAGCTTTCCACACTTGAACGACGACGGCCATCCGCTGTGCACGATCGAGAATTTGCAGGTGCTCATGCAGCGCCTGGGCGTGATCGTGCGCTACAACGTGATTGCCAAAGCGGTCGAGGTCCTGATTCCCGATTCGTCATTCAGCCGCGACAACAAAGACAACGTGTCCCTGGGCTACGTGCTCAGCGAGTGCGAGAAGGTGCGCATGTCCACTAAGTTCGTGCCGCAGTTCCTCCTGATGCTGGCCGACGCGAACCTGTACAACCCAGTGCAGACGTGGGTCGAGTCAACCCCATGGGATGGCGTGAGCCGGCTCAATGCTTTCTACGAGACGGTCAACACCGGCGGGCAGATGGACAAGGACCTCAAGCATTTGCTCATGCGCAAGTGGTTGATCCAGGCGATCGGCGCAGCCTTTGAGCCTGACGGCATCGCAGCCCAGGGCATCCTGACATTCACCGGCAAACAAAACATCGGCAAGACGACGTGGTTCAAGCGCCTGGCACCCGAGGACCTGAACCTGGTGTACACCGGCCACACCCTGGACGTGAGGTCCAAGGACAGCCAGCTGATTGCGCTGAAGTATTGGATCGTGGAGCTGGGTGAGATCGACGCGACGTTCCGAAAGTCCGACGTGTCAGCCCTGAAGTCGTGGACAACCCAGGCCGTGGACAACATCCGCAGGCCCTACGCCATGACCGAGTCGACCTACGGCCGGCGCACGGTTTTTGGGGCCAGCGTCAACGACGAGATGTTTTTGGCAGACCCGACGGGCAACCGCCGGTTCTGGACGATACCGGCCGAAGCGTTGTTTTTGGACCACAAGATCGACATGCAGCAGCTGTGGGCTGAGGTGCTTGAGCTGTGGAAAGAGGGCGAGCGGTGGTACCTGTCGATGGCCGAGACCGGTCAGTTGAATGATCACAACGACGACTACACGGTTGCCGATCCGGTGGACGAGCGGATTGCCGGTGGGTTCGCCTGGGGTGACGGTGTGGTTGTTTGGGAATGGACGACGGCGACCGATGTGCTGATGCGCGTGGGGATCAAAGACCCTGGAAAGCAGCAGACGATTACGGCAGCACGCGTGATCAAGCGGTTGAACGGAGGGCAAAGGAAAAAGTCGAACGGCAAGGTACTTTTCGCGATTCCTGGTGCGGCGAACGACTTTTTGACGTGAGAGGGCATTAGACGTGATGACATTACCCTGTGCTAATGCCCTTTCGCAAGTCCTTGATTCTTCTACTCTTTCTACCTTTAAGGGTAATAGGGTAATTGAATTGTTAGTATAAATAGGGAGGAGGATATTATTTATGAATATAAAAAAGTACCCCAATAAGGATATAGGGTTTTTGACCCCTAATGCCCTATGCACTAATGCCCTGTTTGGAACTTCAAATTGACTGGAAAAAGTGATGGCCGAAAAGAAAATTGAAGAGGATTTCTGCACCAAAGTGAAGGCCCAAGGGGGCTTGGCTTTTAAGTGGACAAGCCCAGGAACGGCCGGAGTGATGGACCGGATTGCGTTTTTGCCGGTCCCGCCTGAGCACCAGGAGATCGTGAACCGGTACGTCAAGCTGGTGGAGTTGAAGGACAAGAACAAAAGACCTGAGCCGCTGCAAGAGCGGATTGCTGGATGGCTGAGGGATCGTGGCTACCAGGTCCATTGCAGCGACAGCAAGGAACGCAACACCAAGGTGCTGCAATGAGGAGCCGGGACGACTTTAGGGTTTACCAGAATGAGGCCGAGAGCTTCATTCTGGACAAGCCGCGCACCTACCTGGCAGCCAAAGCGGGGGCAGGCAAGACGGCGATCGCCCTGGCGGTGATCGAGGAGCTGATGTTCAACCGGTTCGATGTCCGCAAGACTTTGGTGATTGCACCCAAGCGGGTGGCCAAGCAATGGCCAACGGAGGCGCAAGGATGGACGTTTGGGGCGGGTTTGAGGTTCGGGGTATACGTGGGCACCAGGGATGAGCGCAAAGCGGCCCTGGAGGGTTCCTACGACGTGCTGGCGTGCAGCTTTGAGTTCTTCCCGGAGCTGGTGCAGCAATTCAAGCTGGCCAGCTGGCCGTTCGGTCTGGTGATCTTCGATGAGGCCAGCAGGCTGAGGAAGGGAGGGCGCAGGGGCAGCGTGGGCTGGAAGGCCATGAACGCGATCAGCTCCAAGACCTTGGCCAGGATTGTGCTGATGAGCGGATCACCCCGGCCTGGCACAGCGCATGAGCTGTTTGCACCGGTGTTCTTGTTGGACCAGGGCAAGCGCCTGGGCACCACGTTGACCGGGTTCAGGGCCGACTACTTGGAGCCCAACAAGCAAAACCGCAGCACCGGCCAGGTGTACAGCTGGAAGCTGAGGTCAGGCATGGAGCCCAAGCTGTACGGCGAGATCGGCGACCTGTACTTTGCCGTGGACCCTGACCTGGGGCTGAAGTCGGTGGTGATCGACCGGTACGTGATGCTGCCGTCGGCCGTTGAGAAGGCTTGCATGGATTTGCAAAACACCCAGGTGCTGGACTTTGATGATTTGGAATTGACAGCAGCCAGTCAGGGCACGGTGGCAGGCAAGCTGCACCAGATGTGCCAGGGCGCGGTGTTTGGCGACAACGGCAAGGTGTCAGAGCTGCACAGCGAGAAGCTGGACGAGCTGCAAGAGATCGTCGAGGAGATCGACGCCCCGGTGATCATTGCGTACTGGTACACGCATGACCTGCAAAGGATCAAGAAGCTGTACCCGCAAGCGGTGGACGTGTCGACAGAGGAGGGGATGGCAGCAGCCAAGAGGGGCGAGGTGGAGATTGCACTGCTTCACCCAGGCAGCGCAGGCCACGGCATCGACGGGCTGCAAAAGCACTTTAGCAACCTGGTTTGGTTTGTTGTGCCTGCCAGCTTTGAGCTGTACGACCAGACGAACAAGCGCATTGTGCGAAGCGGCCAGGTGGGCGAGACCGCCAGCATTTACAGAATCATTGCAGCCAACGGCATCGCGGACGAGCGACTGCTTGCCGGGCTGTACCGCAAGGAGCGAGAGCAGGACGAATTTTTTGACTACGTAGAAAAGAGGACGGCATGACCAGCAAAGAAAAAATCACATCAGCGCAGACCAGCAAGAATCTGCAAGAGACCCAGGTCGATGAGATGGGCGACATCGACATCATCCGGGCGTGTGGGATGGCTGGGCAGAGCAACCCGCTGGGGTTGTCGATCTGGCGCTGGCGATACGCAGGTGACCACAGCGAGTCTTACAAGATCGCGATGGAGCTGGTGGAGCGGGGCTTTGAGGTGACGACGGTGCACAACGTCATGGTGCACCTGGCCAAAGACGTGTGCCCGTTTTGCTTTGGCCGAGGCTTTGACACAATGAGAAACGCCCCGGTCCTGTCAGACAACATGTGCGTTGACTGTCAGGGTACGGGGCGTAAGCCTTTGGTAGGCGATAAAGAAAAGGCCCTTGCGGACCTGATGATGAACTTGGAGCGCGACGTGGCGCACAGGATCATGCAGAAGCTGGCGCGTCAGCTTGACTTCTGATCACCTGACCGCAGCATTCGCAGATCGCCTTGCCTTCGCGTCGCTTCAAGGCGCGGTGCACGGCCGAGTCGTTGACGCCAACTTGCTTGGCCGCTGCGTAGACGGTGAGACCTTCATCAAGTACCAGCGCAACTGCTTGCATGGTTTTCGAGAGTGCCTGGGTAGCGGCACCGGGGCGTGGATCATCACCGCGTTTGGACCAGATGGCCAATGTGTTGTCCGGCCAGTCACTGGGCTTTTCAGTGAATGCTGAACACGACACTTTCCCTGCGTTGTCCCAGGCTACCAGGTAGCGCAGGTCATCGCGATCGGACATGACCCGCAGCTTTTGCCGCACGTTGTCCGACCAGGTCAGGTCGTATAAGAATTCGTCGAGGGTTAAAAGTTTCATTTGAATTTCCTTTGATTAAATTTGGCCCAGCAGGCGGCGCACAGCCACCGCGTGGGACTGAGCGGCACGCCGCCTTCAGGCAGGCGTTCTTTGTTGCAGCCATTGCACAAGCGCCAGGCCATCAGTTGGGACGCCAGACCATGAGGTCCAGGGCCAGGACAATGATGGACGCAATGAACAAGAGGCGATAAATTATTTCTTCAGTTGACCACATAAAAATTCTCCAAAAAAAGGGGCCGAAGCCCCAAGGTTTAAACAGATAACAGCTCCAAGGTGCGAGCCTTGAGATCAGCGCCAGCGCCCCACTGAGAAGCGACGAAGCGGTTCTCATCGGTACGGGCACGGACGTGGTGATCAGCGTATTCGGTCACCGCGTTGAGGAAGCCCCAGCGAGTACCCATCACGCCGTCAAGCGTAGAGCCCATGCCTTCACCGTTGAAGAGCGAGAGCACCTTTTTGTAGCCGGCAGTCTCGCGGACCTTCTCACCACCGCCGAACACCTGGGCTGTCATCTCGACTGCTTCGTCTTCGAGCATCTCGATGTTGGCCAAGCGTGTCACGGTGTGACGGAACGAATCCCAGGCAGCAGTGTTCAGGCCCATGAACTCTTTGACAGAGGCGGGATCGAACACCGAGCGGTGAGAAACTTTGATCGATGCCTTGGCGTCAGCCATGGCCATTTGCAAAGTGTTCTTGCACACGGTGCGAACAGTGGTGCGACGCACCTCAGTTGCCAGCGATCCGTCAGCCGAGGTGCTGATCAGGATGTAGCCACCGATCTTGTCGGCCACCGATGCAGGAGCTGCTTCGCCGATCTTGGCAGTAGCCCAGAAGCGTTTGCCGCCGTAGATCGTGCCAGCTGCTGACAGCTCCAAGCCGCCGGCCTTGGCAATGTCGCGGAAGAACTCGATCACTTCACCAGGCTGCACGACTTGGTATTTGTTGGATACCACGCCGAGCGGCGCGTTGGTGTCAGAGCGGAACAGGACGTGCTGTTCAGGCAGCGTGATGAACTGTTCAGCGTCGCGGTCCACAGCGTAGCGGACTTGCGAGCGGCGAATGCGCCAGTCCATGCCGGCAGCTTCGCGCCAGCCGTCAATGCTTGTGCCGTCTTGCAGGGCTTGGCCAAGGCCGTGCCAGGGTGTGCCGTCAGAGGCGAGGTAGGCAAATTCCACAGCGCCATTGGCGCGGACAGTGAGTTCGTGTGACATGATGATTTCCTTAAAAAGTTAAATTGACCAAACAGATGATTGAGAGCTGCGAGCACCGCGTGCGATGAGCAGAGTGGAAGCAAGTTCGTAAGGCACCTTGTCGTAGGTGGGGTGCTCACAACTTTGGTAGTCGATGCACTCAAGCAGCTTGAGGGCGTCGTGCATCGTGTAGTAGGCGATGTCGGCATCGCTGATGGCGGCCAGCTTGACCGGGCTAAAGCGCGAGCGTTCTTTGTATCGGTAGTTGACCGACCGAATGTTTTCGCGCTTGAGGCCATTGGCAAACGACTGGGTCAAAGCCGCGTCGTCAAACAAGAACTTGGCCACCACAGCAAACTGGGTGTCAGAGCAAATGAAGGCTGACATTACGCAGCCTCCATCTCGTTGGCCCACTCGATGCCCATGGCGTCGATGACGAAGTCTTTGCTGCCCTTGGTTCCAGGCTGCACGTCGTTGCGGCTGGGGATGTTGTTGCCGTAGTAGTCACGGGCAGACTTGGTGCCCAGCATGCAGTAGCCGGCTTTGATGGCTTCCATCATGGCGCGGCCGTAGCTGCCTTGCAGGCCCCACATGCCGCTGTTGATGGCACGTTGAATCGAGAGGAAGTAATCCATCTCGCTAACGTCTTCGTCTACTTCGATGTTGTTGATGTCGTTGAGGGTCAGCATATCAAGCTCCAATCATTTCAAAGTTGCAGGCAGTTTCGACGGCGTCAGATTGGTCGTCGGTGAAGTAGTCAGCGTCTGGGATGCAGACACCGTCTTTGTAAAACTTGACCACGAACTCTTCGTAGTCAAAGTCGTAGAACACCGTGGCGTTCGGCGCGCTGTAAACGAATCTCATAGCGGTTCTCCTTAAACCTGGGCGTCGGCGTAGGCGTCGACGTATTGAATTTCAAAGCCAAGCTGCATGATCTTTTGCAGATCACCCTTGGACAGGGTTTTGGTTTCGGCAATAGCTGCGAACAGCTGGCCAGCCTCATTGACTGGGTAGTAAGTCGGCTTGCCGTACACCGACTTGATTTGGATTTGGACAACCATGTTGATCTCCTTATGCCTTGCGGGCGGTTACTTTGACGCTGGTCACTTTGCTGACCTGTTCGACCTGGGTGATCAAGTCACCGAGCAGGGCTTCGACCTTGCGTGGGTCGTAGCTGGTGCGGTCTTGCTTAACTACAACAGCGCGGAACACCTCACCGTCGTAGCTGTCAAGGCCACCTGCTTTGAGGCGGGTCTTGATCTCGTCTGCTTGCTTGGTCAGGCGACTGATGTCAGCGAGCAGCACGCCGAGGTTGTCGATGTCGTTGGCGGTGATCGCCTGAATGATTGCTTTAGCCATGGTTTTTCTCCAGAAAAGGCCACCAGCATCCGGCTGGATCGGAGTGTTGATCACACTGCACTGCACCCTGTCACGGTGCAGCACGCTGAGATCAGACGGCCATCTGTTCGGCAAGGATGTACTTCACAGCAGCTGCTGCATCCTTGATCGAGTCGACGTTCCAGCCGGTGTAGCTTTCGCCCTCACGGTCAAAGAACAGTTCGTACACCTGAGCAGTTTGATCAAACTGCGCCCAGATTTCGTAGCCTTTTTGTTTTGCAATAAGTTTCATGTCATCTCCAAACTGAGTAAGGTTCGCCACCGCTGAGTGCGATGTCGTAGGGCGAGAAAATTCGTATTGGCTTGCGAGCGTTGTTCACCAGGTTGACTGCGTTGTCGTAGAAGTCTTCGCGCAGTGTGTCGAGGCGTTTGCCACCTGACTCAACCAACGGCATGTCCAGCTTGACGATCTGGACGTTGATCGGTTCGTTGCGATATTTCATGTTGATCTCCAAAAGAACCAAGCTGTTACGGCCGCCTGGATACGCCGCCAAAGAACAGCACGCTGCCCTTTGGTTCCTTCGCACTCGTCAGTCTGGGGGACTGGTTCTTAGCGG